GCTGGATGCGGCTGAACAGTATCTGGAACAGATTGCAAACCGCCGGGTAACAAACGGGATTAGCCTGTGTAAATCATTCGATGCCTACCGCGCATGGGTGACGGTTGAGGCTGGTCACTATGACGCCATCCAGTTACCGGACGGCACCCTTCGCAAACATCCCCGCAGCATCGCTTTTTCCAGCATGGATGAGGTCGAATTTCAGCAGTTGTATAAATCCGCGCTTGATGTTCTCTGGCGCTGGATTTTATCACGTACATTCCGTACTCAGCGCGAGGCCGAGAACGCCGCCGCCCAGCTCATGAGCTTTGCGGGGTGATGGCGATGAAATACTCCTGGTTCCATCATCACGACTGTACAACCGAGCAGGCCGACACTCTGATATCGGATTATCAGAAGCGGGGCATAAGGACAGAAAAGAGCCTGAACCCTGACTTCATTACCTGGACTGTCAGCGCGAAATTACCTGAATATGCACACCGGGTGCGGACGCCAAAATCCTTACGCCAAAAGGTCTGGGGGTGAGCATGGCTAAATTACCGCGCCGTAAGTGCGCAAACAAAGAATGCCGCCAGTGGTTTCACCCGATACGCGAGGGGCAGATCGTTTGCTCGTACCAGTGTGCCAGCACCGTCGGCAAAGAACAGACCAGAAAAGCTCGCGAAGCCGCGCAATGTAAGGCGCAATTCCTTCAGCGCGCCGCTGAGAAAAAAGAACGCGCCGCCTGGCGCCAGCGGAAAGCCGCGGTTAAGCCGCTGAAACACTGGATTGACTTGACGCAGCGCGCCGTAAATGACATTTGCCGTGAAACCGAACTGGCAGAAGGACTCGGTTGCATCTCCTGTGGAACGAAGACGGCGTTCGCATGGCATGCAGGCCATTACAGGAGTACGGCCGCCGCCGGGCATCTGCGCTTTACTCGCTTCAACATCCATCTTCAGTGTGATGTCTGCAACGTCTACAAATCAGGGAACATCGAAGCATATCGTGCCGCGCTGGTTGAGCGTTACGGTGAGGCGGCGGTGCTGGCACTCGAGAACAATAACACCCCGCACCGCTGGACGGTCGAGGAGCTGAAGGAAATCAGGCTCGTGGCTCTGGCGGATCTACGTGCGCTAAAAAAGCTGGAGGCCGCATGAAACCAGAACTGATCGAGATACTCCGCGTGCGCTGGCAGCGCCTCCGTATTTACCGCCGTCCGGGGTCGGTGTTGGTTGATTACCGCATCCTACGCAATTTTGTTCGTATTTATCAGTTCACAGGATTTACTCAATGAACGCTCTATACCTCCAGTATGTACGTGAACAGCTAATGGTAGCGACAGCCGATTTAAGCGGGGAGACTAAAGGGCAGCTTTTGGCCTGGCTGGAGAACGCGCAATTCGACACGAAAAACTATCCCCGAAAAAAACAGCGTATCTGGGACGAGGAAACAGAAAGCTGGATAACGTTAAATAACCCGCCAATCCCCGGCAAGCAGTCGCTGGCGAAAGGAAGCGCTATCCCGCTGGTGAAGCCTGTGGAATATTCCACTGCCTCATGGCGCCGGGCGGTTCTTTCACTCGATGAACACTACAAGGCGTGGTTGTTGTGGAATTACAGTGAGAATACCTGCTGGGAACACCAGGTCGAAATAACACAGTGGGGCTGGAGTGCGTTTGCGGCGCAACTCGACGGAAAGAAGATGGCCGGTAAAACACAGGAACGACTCCGGGCATTAATCTGGCTGGCGGCACAGGATGTCAAATCTGAATTAGCCGGGCGTGAGGTTTATCAATATAAAGAGTTAGCGGGACTGGTAGGCGTTAGCGAAAAGAACTGGTCAGAAACCTTCACCAGACACTGGCTGACCATGCGCGCGATATTTCTGCGTCTTGATCAGGCGTCTCTTTTGAGTGTATCGGAGTCGCGTTCGGAACAGGTGGCTTTCAACCTATACGCACTTAATTGACACAAACAGTTATCCGGGGCTATATTCCCAGTACGCCAGCAAAATCTGGCGTCGGGATTGGCGTCCCGGAATTTCACCGCGACAGAGACACGCCGCGAGCGTGTTTTTTATTGTCGTTTGTATACGCGCATCTGAATTATGGTGGGGCGTATGGGGGAGCCGAAAGGCTCGCCGGTCGGTGATCCGGTTACGCCAACCCTGTACGTCTCACCACCCAATCCGATTGGCGTCGGCGGTGGTGATAAACAAAACAATCACCGGAGGGCGTCATTATGACCACTCAAATCTCTGTCGAAACTCTTTCCCCGATTACCCATAACCAAATTCCCGTTATTACTACCGAACTTTTGGCGCACTTATACGGCACAAAAATCAAAAACATTTCTGATAACTTTCTGAACAACACCACGCGATTCGTTGTAGGAAAGCATTTTTTTAAAATTGAAAAAAACGAATTACGCGAGTTCAAGAACAGACCCGAAACAATCGGGTTAGTTGGTAAAAATGCCCGTTCCCTAACCCTCTGGACAGAACGCGGCGCTGCCCGCCACGCCAAGATGCTCGAAACAGATCAGGCTTGGGAGGTGTTCGAAAAACTGGAGGATTGCTATTTCAGTCAGACACTACCATCGCCAACACGCCAGGTTCAGCCTGCCGTCGACATGCTTAACATCGACCTTCTGATTAAGATCCGCGATGGTAACGTCAAAGACATTCGGCAGGTTGGTCCAGACATGTTCGTTGGAAAAGTAGAGCAGATATTGAGCGGATTACGCGATAGCGGCTGGATAGTCATTAAAAGGGATTTGCTTGCTGAGAAGCTGGCGACGTGGTGATTGCAAAACTGGATTAAAACGGCTATATTTTATGTAAATCTGATATCGTCGCCATAGCTTCAATCGTCGACCAAACAAATTCAAGCCTCGCCATCGTGCGGGGCTTTTCTGTTTGTGCCGTCCGGAATAATCCCTCTGAGTTTTGTCGTTAATCCACCGGGCGGCCTTCCTACTTCACACTGCGCCATCCGAGCTATCGGAGGTGAGGCTTATGAAAATGCACAACGATCCCCATTCAATGGACTCACAATCTATTTTTGCTGGCTCACAATTACTGCCAATGGAAAAAACTTCTCATTTGGCTCTGAGCGTCGGATTTCGCTCTCACTTAGCGTGAGTCCACGTCCGATTTCAGTTGCAGTTATTGTGAGCCAAAATTTGCGCTGATTGCGAGTCTGACTTTTTTCGATTGTGAGTCGTTACAGATAGCCGCCGGGCCAGACACCACAACGGTACCAGGTGGCGTTATGTGCTAGAAACCGAAATTCTTGAACATCTCATTACTACTCATATCGTTGGCTGGCGCACGGTTCATCGACTCCATCTGCTTGATCAACCCTATGCTAGCACCAACAGGCCCCCCGACGCTGAAACCGACGCTGCTGGAGCGGGTTTTGCTGGTGCTACTGCTGTGGGTTTGACTACGGGTGTTACAGTTGCTTTGGTGTGTCCGTGTGAGACCATTTTCGCTGAGCTGGCTATCTTCACTTTGGGTGCAGTTTCCCTGTGACTGGCTGTGACTGTCTCCTGTGGTGTGGTTGCGGCTATCCGTGTGCCACTCGCTATAGCCTCCCGCCGGCGCAATGATTCCGACCGATGTACCGTGGGTGGCATAGGGAGGCATGACCATGCCACTACAGCCACCGAGCAGTAACGCGGTGCCGACGATAAAAATGAACTTACCCAGAGCGGTGTTTTTCATTAGTTCCTACCTATTTCTTCTCGTTGGTTATTTCTATGCCCTGCCTTGGCAGGGCTCGCTATTATTCATTCTTCAACTGTGAGATCAAGTTATTTTAATTAAATCGGTATTATTCTTAATTGTGTTCTTTATGAATAAATATCCTCCGGCTATGCCGGAGGATATTTATTATTTCCCCTCATAACTGAGAGGACCCACACAACCAGAGGGGGATGAATGTCCGAACCTGTATCCAGTGCGACAGTGTTGGCTGGTGGATTAATGGGGGCCAGTGTATTTGGTCTGGCAACCGGAACCGACTATGGTGTGGTATTCGGCGCTTTTGCCGGCTCGGTA